GAAATAGTTGGTTTAGTATCTGCAACATCAATCGTTCCTGATCCACCTAACGCTACGGTTTGAGAATTAAACGTTACTGAATTATTAACTAACATGTCGTTAGATACTTGAACTTCACTAACATCTCCTGCTGCGGCCCCACCTAAAACTCTGTTGCCTGTAACTAAAGCTTGCATTTTTCCATAAGTAACATTGTTATCAGCAATTTTAGGAGTTGTTACAGATAACGCTGCTATCTTTGCTGTTGTTACTGAGTCATCAGAAGGAGCTGTTACGACGCCTGCTCCAATTTGATAAATAAAATTCATTGTTGACGTTGAAGCCATTGAAGTATCAAAAGTAATGGTAGCTACGGATACTGTATAAGATGATGGGCTTTGAACAATTCCATCAATTGAAATAACTAAAGCATTAGAAGCTGCAGGTACAAAAGCTGTTGAATCTTTTGTTAGGTTATAAGGTCCCGCAGTGTTCGTGAACGTTATATTGTCCAGAACTTCTATGTTACTTATTTTATCTACGCCTCTTCCTATATATGCCATATTACCTTGCTGTTCCTACTACATCATTACTGCCAACCATGGTCTGTCCAAAAGCTAGATACAGATATACACCACCTTCAGCATTAAATTGAGTATTGGTAGTTCTTGTACGGAAACCATTTGAAAATAAATCTAATCCTGTTGCGATAGTATATTCAACTTCACTAGTATTGGCTCTATAAGCTTTACTTTGAGTATTATAATTAAATTCTCTTTTATCATCATAAATATTCCAGTTACTAGTAGAATCAATTCTTTTCATCATAACGAATTTTGGTTTAAACCCACAGTATACAGTAGCTGCAGAACTATTCGTTCCTGCACCAGACATTCCTGTGCCAGAATATTTTCCAATTTTACAAAATCCAGGTACTTCAACAAATGCATACATAACATAAACACTTGTTCCTGCGGCTGCATTACTATAAGTATTAGAACCTAATGTTACATTCGTTGCATCAGGGGCTGTATTATTTAAAAAATCATTCGTCGTTTCAGCTGCCGTATCATCTAATCTTAATCCTTTAGTATTATTAACTCCTGAACCCCAAACG